TTGTTTTTATCAATCAAGGCATTCCAAGGCGCTTCAAGTGCCGGCGTCCCTTCAATGGTTGAATCAAGTTGACCTTCAGCTAAATGAACAATTCGCGTGTAATGTGCGATCACTGAAATCATTTGTTTTTGTTTTCTTTGTGAACCATCAGTGTCTATTGTTTGAAGTTGGTATAAAACAGGGAGGCCAAAACGGGGGGATGCTGGATCATTATCAAATTGGATTATTTCAATTCCGTCATAGCTATAAACATTGAAATACATTGAAGAAAATGAATCTTTTTTTGCTAATCCTATCGGCTGATTTAATTGTAAACCATCAGGAATACCGATCAACATAACTGAAAAATTACCAACTCTATTAAGTATGTCAGCTCTTTCCATTGCCTTGAAGAACTTAACTTTCTTTAGCTTTAAAAGTTGCTCTTCAAGTATTCCTTTATCATTATCTTTGATTTCTGGCATATCACGCCAGCAAGATTTGGCAACCTTTGCAACAACAGTGCTTGCTATTCCACCTCGTTTATACATAGCCAAATAATCAGCATAATCTAAATGCTCGCCATAGCCGAATAACACGTTATAGTTCCGCTTCCCATCCGGAGAAACACCAAATAAACCGCCTGAACCTAGTCTTCGTCCAATAGTCTTAACCGCATTTAGAACGACGCCTAGATAACTATCAGCCTGTTGCATTTCGTTATTGTATTCAATAACGTTTGAATCTTTTTGCCAAAATTTCCAGTTCATATTATTTACCAATCAAAGCCGCCGGCGGTTTCAGTTTCTTCTTCTGAAGCGTATGCATTAATAAAAGCATCCGCATCATTGGGAGATTCAACTTCACGCTTTTTCAAGTCTTCTTTTGATTCTACCATCACTTTGCCATTCTTGCTAAATTTACGGCGCGGAGTTGATAATTCAGTTATTAAGTTTGCTAGGTTTGCCATATCTGAACTAATACTGATCAGTTCATGTTCTTCAAATTTATAGCCCTTATTTACGGCGTTGTAAGTGTTTCTGAACCTATCGGCTATTTTCCACCACTCTTGCGCCTTTAGGTTTTCAAAGAAGTCTTTGTTTGTTATGCCATCTTCTGTTGATTCATCATCATCATCAGGTTCAACATAATAATCATCAGGGTTTATTACTTTTCCGCCGGCAACAAATTTACCGTATCTAACATTTGTATGGTAGGGATCGTCTTCTTTTCTTGTTTCGTTTATCTCTTTGAACTTGGCTCCGCAACCAGCACCAACACCGATTGAATCATATCTAACTTTGGCTTTATGTATAAACGCTTGGTTATATACTCGCTGACAACTATCAAGAAGTTCATCTTCTTTGGCTTTCCAGTGTTCGCCCCATAATGCAACAATGCCTTTTCTTCTTATTTGTGAATTTAAATCTTTGCCACCATCAGCAACATCATAGCCAATTTGACAATCGCCCTTTATTTCTATTTCTAACTTAACATGCGCATCAATGGACGCTTCTATCCATGATCGCTTAATGACAACGTTATCATCATCTTTACGGGCTAGACCTAAATATACGTGTTCAAATTCATCATAATCAGCTTCTTTTAATCGGTTTATTTTTCTTAGTGCAGTGTTAGATAAGAAAGGGTTTTCATCATAGTTAATATGCCTAACTAAAACACCATTATCTAAATTATGCCTGAAGGTTTCAACGAAATCAGAAACTAAGCGAGGATTATATAAAATCCAACATTCAGCGCCTTCTTTACGCAACGTGGGCTCAATGACTGACCATTGTTCTTGCGTTAAGCCCTCGCCCTCTTCAATCCAACCGATATCAGCACCTTCAAAGCCTTTGATTTCTGCTATGTCTCTGTGAATGCCGTAAAAATGAAACGATGAGCCCGTTTTTTTATGCCTTATTTCTGATGCTAAAATATCGAATTCATCAAGCAATCCGAACCTTTCAATTTGAATTTTTAATATGGCATAGACGGACTCTTTAATTTTATTTTGAAATTGGCGCATACACAAAAATTTAACTGTGTACTTTGAAGCAAGGAAAATGGCAAAGCCGGCAGTATCCCAAGTTTTAGATGATGCCCGTCCGCCTTTTAAAACCTTAGTATCAGCTTTGGTTTTCCAAAAAACCTTTAGTATTGGGTTTAAGGTTGGTTTAAGTGGCTTAGTCTTCGTCATAGAAATCGTTAAATGATTTTTCAACGATATCTTCAGGAACTTTCAACGCTTCAGAGAAAGCATTAACTGAAATATGTTTTCCAATCAATTCAAGTGATTTATTTGCGCCTACATGCTGAAAAGCGTAAACGGGGTTTCCATCATCATCAACGACAGCTTCACCAGCGCGAGAAAATACTTTAGCTGAAGCCATGCAACGCTGATGAACTTCAACAGCTTGCTTTAACACCCAAGCAGCATCAATCTTAAATTCATCCTTTGCCACTTCATTTTTAATGATTTGAAGCTCTTTAATCTTTAGGCTTACATTAGGTCGGTTATATATTTTGTCGGCTTGTACGCTTAATGCGTTTTTAGAATAGTTTTTCCATGCATAACCAGCTTCTTTTAAAGCGGCAACTTTATCACCAGTATTTAAAACAACTTCTTTGGCAAAGGCGTCTTCTTTTGCGGTTAACTTTCTCATGATGTACCTTCTTATTCATCCAATTTTTGCCGGTAATCAATCGGGCTTTTTTATTCTTTATATCTGCAGTGAGGAATTGCAACTAAACCATTGATTTAGCTTGTGTTTTAATTTCGCGATAATTTAAAATTTTATATCTTTTGGATTTATTCCTAGCAAGTAAAGGATAGCAACAATAATTAAAATAAAAACCGTTGTTCCTGCTCTGCTAAAGATTGCATTTACAAACCTATCCCAGCGTTGTTGGGAAATAATTAACTTTTCTACTGGTTGCTTGTAATGCTCTGTAAAGTAATCAAGACGCTTCTTATTGGTGTTTATTTGGTCTTGAGTATATTTGTCTTGGATTTCCCGATTTTCATCATGAGCTTCACGCCTTGCGCGATCTTCGCGAATTTCCATAGTTAGCTCATTAACTGATTTTAATAGGTTGTTGCCTGAATCTGATTGGTCATGAATGGCCTTTAACGTATCTGAAGTTGATTGCTTTAGTAATGCAATATCAGTTCTTATTTCTTGCGCTTCTTCAGGTGTTATCATTTTTTAGCCCGGTTTGTTGCTTGATTCTTCTTATTATTATACCGATAAAACATAAAATAACCATTAGGACGGAAGATGCACCGAACAGAAGAAGAGAGTTCATCCAGAAAATTGATAATATTTCGCCATTCAACAAATGAAGAAACGATACAGCAATGAATAAAAATAATGATGTATTTATAACTACCATACAAAAACGTTGCATCCCCTTCACTCCACTTGCAATCAAAAGCCATGATTAGCTGAAAGAATATCAAAACCATGGTGAATATTATTGTTAGTTTTATTTTGTTATTCATCTTATCAATTGAAAGCCTATAAAACATTAAACAGCAACAATATATTATCGACCAAAAAAGATGCATGAAAACACCGTATTCATAATTAAGAGCCCAAGAAAACAAAGAAAACCTACCAATGTATTCAGAAGTTATACAGGCTATAAGAAATAAAGCTGACTTTCTATTAACGAAAAAAGCGACCGTATAGATCGCTAATACAAAATAAAAGGAAGCTATAAAACTAAGATTCAGCACTTTCTTGTGATGCTTGAATTTCAGCTTTAGCTTCTTCAGCTGTTAATTCACCGGTTTCAACATCGGTTAAAATATCAAGCAATTTGCGTGGGGGTTGATTTGTGGTCATTTTTCTACTACTCCAAAATTATTAAAATACAATCGGTTGATTGATCTTTATTGTATCTAAAACATTCCATTCTTGCGAGCTTTGTCACCACCGAACAGCCAAGTGGCAGCAAGCTTGCCAGTTATTGCATTTGGTTCCGCCTTCAAAGCAACCATCGCGGCATAAAATATCATGAAATATCCACGCGAAACTATCAATATCCATAGCACCAGTGGCACCGTCAAAAATATCACCGACTTTTGCAGTGATAAATCGATTGTAGCGTTTTGAATAATATGTAACGTCATTGGTGACAACATAATCGAATACTGTTTTGCCGAATATTTTACCGAAAAAGCCGCGTGACTTACGTGGCTTTATATCTACATAATTGTAAATGCTTTCATTTAAAAATTGGTTGGCGTTCATGGCTCAATCACTATAATAGCTTTATCACAAAGAGCTTTACGCG